CTTGTCCACTGTCGAATTTGCACTTCGATGGCGTGATAAGTCGGGAGTAGTCACTGAAGCTAGTGGTCTTGCTGACGTTGGTAGTACCAGTAATGGTGCTGCTGATTTTGTTGGTTTGATCTATAGATCTTTGACTATTGATACCTTTAAGGGTATGTGTGGTGCTGTCCTTGTTTCCAAGCGAAAACCCTTGATTTTGGGTATTCATCTTGGAGGACGCGCTGGCACTCCTAAAGGTTGTGCTGGAATTATGTCTAAAGGTACCATTGAACAAGCATTGACAAAACTTCGAGCTATTGAAGGTGTTGTGTTGTCTGGTAGTGCTGAACAGTTTGAGACACAAGTCTTGGGTGTGAAAATACTTACTGGAACAACGCTTCATCCTAAAAGTCCGTTGAATTATATGCCTGAAAATTCGCAAGTTGAGTTCTTTGGTACTTGTCCTGGCATGTCGACATTCCGGTCGAATGTTCAGGTTACGAAGATGAGCGAGCATGTTACAGACATTTTGGATGTCCCGAATATCTATGGTCCACCTGTTGTGGAACCGCAGTATTTTGGATGGCAAACGTGTTTGGCTAATTTGGCTGTACCTGCTCACCCGTATGATCCTGAATTGCTTATCATGGCGATTAAGGACTACAAGGAGGATATGTTACCCTTGTTTCGTAATAGACTTTGGAAAGATGCCCGTCCTCTGACTGATCATGAAAATTTGTGTGGTATCCCTGGTAAGAAGTTTATTGATGCCATACCTTTGAATACTTCTATTGGTTATCCTTTGGGTGGAACTAAGCGCCGTTTTGTTACGGAATTGGAACCTACCTTGGAAAAGCCAAATAATAGAGTGTTCGATGAAGAGATTGTTGATGAAATTGCCCGATGTGAGGAGTGCTACCGTCGTGGAGAACGTGCTTATACTATTGCTAAGGCTTGTAAGAAGGATGAAGTGCTTTCAAAACCGAAATGTAGGATTTTCTATGGTAATCCCATAGCCCTTACATTTTTGGTTCGGAAGTATTTCCTACCTATTTTGCGAGTAATGCAATTCAACCCTAAGACTTCGGAATGTGCTGTTGGTATCAATAGTCATGGTCCGGAGTGGCAGGAGTTGCATGAGCACATTTTTCATTTTGGTGAAAATCGTTTAATTGGTGGAGATTATGGCAAATATGATCAAAAATTGCCCTCCCAATTGATTTTTGCTGCCCTCAGAATCATGATTGATTTCGCACGAGAGTGCGATTATTCAGAGGAACATCTCGCTATCATGGAAGCAATGGCTGGCGATTTAGTTTATGCCGTTATTGCATACAATGGGGATCTCATTGGTTTGACAGAAGGAACTCACATTAGTGGAAATTCTTTGACTGTGATTATTAATGGGATCTGTGGAAGTTTGAATCTTCGTTGTTTCTTTTATAGCGAGTACCCAGCGACTGACTTTGCTACCCGTATGAAGTTTCGTGAATATGTCAAATTGGTGACCTACGGTGATGATAATATCGGATCTGTTAGTCCTCGAATTGATCGTTTTACGATTAAGGGTGCTTCTGAATTTTTGGCGAAATACGGTCAAACGTACACTATGCCTGATAAAGAGAGTGAGTTGTTGGATTTTCTTCCCCCTGAGGAATTTGAATTTCTTAAGAGGAAGAGTGTATTTGTGCCTGAATTAGGTGTTCATGTTGGAGCTTTGATCGATAAATCATGTTATAAGATGCTTCATTGTTATCTTAGAGATAAGTCTTCTCCTCTCACTGAGGAGCATGCTTGTGCTCAAAATATTGATACTGCTCTCCGTGAATGGTTTAACCATGGACGGGACAAATACGAGTTGCGTCGCAGTCAATTAACAGAGATTGCGAGACGCACGGGAGTTCGCCACCTTTGTACCGAGTTAGATTTCAATTTTGATGAAAGGGTGGAATTTTGGAAAACAAAGTATTGTGGAGGTAGTCAGAAACATTTCTCTGATACCCCCACAGCTTTGTTTACCGACTTTTAGACCCGCATGTCTTTAAAAGGCAACCCCGTTTACCCGATGGGGTTTTGTGTATAAAGTTGAACAGGGTTGTATGTATATGGATACCGTATGTGTTAATGTTTTGTTATTTTGTATAATATATATAGGCTTTGCATACATAGACACCTCCCTCGTGGGGTGCTCCTATTTAGGAGGGGCTTGATCGCCATTCAAAAATCACCTAGCGAATATGTTTGAGTCGACAATTCGCTTGTATAAATACGACTTACTTACAATGTAAATAATAATAATAATAATGACGGTGACCAAGTCACCACCTGTAAAGATAGATGTTTTAAATTTTGTGATTGCATTCAATGCATCACAAAGTTATTTAAGTTCGAGAGAGAAATTGAACTACCTTCTGATGAATCCATTGGGTGCAGTAGTGCCACTAAGGAAGAGCTGGGTTATATAAGCCCTGTTTCTGATGAGTACTATGTCGCACGTCAAGATGTGCCCGATGTACCTGTTCCAAGCCCGATACAGGTTTATGAGAAACAAGGTGGTTTGCAATTCAAAGAGACTAATGTTGTACCTCTGTCTGTATACCACGCAGATTTGACGGAGCAACATAATCTCTTACTGATGAGGATGCCTATTGGGGAATTTTTGCCCCAGTCCGGTGTGGCTGATGCTACGCTTGAAAAAGCAGCATTGGAGTCCAAATATCAAAACGTAATATTCGATGATGCGAATGCGGAGAATGTATACACCGTTGACAGTGTTATGGACCCAACTCGGAAATTGCAAGACATGAACGATGCCCCTTTGTCTGATTTCTTCTCACGTCCCTTACTTGTGAGGGTTCTAGAATGGGCAACAAGCACTACCTTAACTGAGACCATTGATCCCTGGTCACTTTTCTTTGACAATAGGAGAGTGATCAACAGAATTGCCAATTATAACTTGCTGAGATGTAAGTTGCATGTCAAAATATTGGTTAATGGTAATGGTTTTCACTATGGGCGTGCTATAGCCGCGTACCATCCTCTTGAGACATTCGATGCATTATCGTCACACTCGGGGTTGGTTGAGGCTGATTTGGTGCAAACTAGTCAGTTACCACACGTGTATTTAGATCCAACAAAATCACAGGGTGGTGAATTAGTTTTGCCCTTCTTATGGCATAGAAATTACCTTGAGATCCCACGTAATCAGTGGGACCAGATGGGTAAATTATATTTGAGGAGTTTGAATCCCCTCAAACATGCTAATGGTGCAACAGACACAGCAACGATAAGTATCTTCGTATGGGCCGAAGATGTTCAATTGTCTGTTCTCACCAATTTGGACCCCACCAACCTCCAACCACAATCCGGCTACGAAGTTGATGAGGCCAATTCCAAAGGATTCATTTCTGGACCTGCGACAGCTGTTTCAAAAACAGCCAAAGCATTATCTGGTGTCACAGCTATAGCACCGTATGCTATGGCAACTGCTAAGGCAGCAGATGTGGTAGGTGGTTTGGCCAAGATGTATG